AAATGATGATGGTACAGCAAAAGAATGCGTAATATTTTATGATTATTTGAAGCTTATGGATAGTGCTGGCATTAGCCAGGATATGAAAGAATATCAAGTATTAGGTTTTATGATGACCAGTTTGCATAACTTTGCTGTTAGATACAAAGTTCCAATCGTAGCATTCATCCAATTAAACCGAGATGGTATTACTAAAGAAAGCACAGATACTGCTAGCGGTTCTGATCGTATTATTTGGCTATGTAGCAATTTTACAATTTTTAAGCGTAAGTCCGACGAGGAAATAGCAGAAGATGGTCCTGACAATGGTAATAGAAAGTTAGTGCCACTTATTAGTCGCCATGGCGGCGGCTTGGATGATAATGATTATATTAATTGTTATATGAAGGGGTGGTGTGCTAAAATTACCGAAGGTAAAACTAGATTAGAAATTGTAAATAATGTTAACTCTAATAGTGAAGGCTTTGTGGTAGATGAAGACAATGACCAAATCCCATTTGAATAATCAAGCTAAACTCAAGGTGGTTTGTGATGATGTTTGTGATAATATAGAAACATTATTAACAGCTTTTGAGATTGAATACAAGGTTAATGGCAAAATGATTACCATGCCATGTCCAATACATGGTGGAGACAATATTTCCGCTTTGAATCTATATCCAGAAGGAGATACCTATAGAGGCAACTGGAAATGTAGAACCCATGGATGTGAAAAACATTTTAAAGGTTCTGTTATTGGGTTTATTCGTGGAGTAATTTCTAATCATAAATATGGATGGAGACAATCTGGAGATCCTACCTGTTCTTTTGAAGAGGCTGTAAATTATGCCACTGCTTTTATTAAAAAAGACCTAAAAAGCATTAAAATATCTAGACTAGAAATAGAAAAGAGACAATTTACTGCGGTGGTTAATTATTTAAATAATACGCAGACTAAAAGTACTAGTAAAATTAAAAGACAGCAAATAGTCAATACCCTACAGATACCTGCTCAATATTATCTAGACCGTAATTACACACCAGAAATTTTAAACAAGTATGACGTTGGCTTGTGTGATAGACCCGGTAAAGAAATGCACAAAAGAATAGTTGTGCCGATATATGACAATCAATATGAATATATGGTTGGCTGTACTGGTCGTAGTATATTTGAAAAATGTTCACAATGCAAGGGATTTCATGATCCAGAGCAATCGTGCCCTAATGAAGAGAATGTATGGAAATTCCCAAAATGGAAGCACAATACTGATTTTAAAAGCCAAAACCACCTTTACAACTTCTGGTTTGCTAAAGAACATATATTAAAGACTGGAGTTGCTATTGTTGTTGAAAGTCCTGGTAATGTATGGAGATTAGAAGAAAATGGCATTCATAATAGTGTTGCTATTTTTGGAGCATCTTTGAGCGATAGACAAAAGATTTTATTAGATTCTTCTGGGGCAATGAGCCTAATTATCTTAACTGATAATGATGATGCTGGACGCAAAGCAGCAGAACAGATAAAGAATAAGTGTCAAAATACATACCGTATTTTTATACCACAAATTAGCAAACCAGATATTGGAGAGATGACTAGTGAAGAAATTAATCAAGAAATTAAAACATATTTAGAGAAAATTATATGACACCAATTATAGCGTTCGCCGGAAGAAAACAGTCTGGTAAAACTACTTGTGCCCAGTTTGTCAAATCAGCATTTATATTAGCCAATGCAAAATCTTGTCATGTTTATAATTTTGCTGATCCACTAAAAGAGCTATGTCAAGAAATTTTAGGATTAACTCACGAACAATGTCATGGCACTGATATTCAAAAAAATGAACTAGTTAATTGTTATTGGGATGGCAAGCAATTAACAGCTAGAGAAGTCATGCAAATTGTTGGAACTGAAATGTTTCGCACTATGCAAAATGATGTATGGGCTGCTGCTACTATTAGAAAAATTCAAAAAGAAAATTTAGCGTTAGCTCTTATAGCCGATTGCAGATTTCCTAATGAGGTTGAGGCTGTTCAAGCCGCTGGTGGAGTAGTAATTAAACTAACTCGCAATCTATATAATTCTAATCATGCTAGTGAGACGGCTTTAGACCCAGAAAATTATGATCAGAAAAATTTTAATCTAGTCATAGATAATTCCGCATTAGATATTGAAGAACAAAATTATATTCTATATACATTTCTACAAGATAAAGGGATACTACCATTATAATTACATATCTTAGAAGTTCTAGTTATGGCACACACTCTATGTGCCCAATGCAGTACTTTATTGAATATAATTTAGGCATAAGATCTCCTTCTAATAAGAAGGCGGATAAAGGCACTATCTGTCACAAGGTGTTAGAAATATTGGCTGTTATTAAAAAAGGTCAACAAGATAGTTTATCTAAAGTAGAAGATGATGTTGTTGGCACTATTAGCGTATCAAAATATCAGCTAAATACTATTATTGAAAAGGTTTACAAGCACTACACCTCCCAGTTTAAACACCATGAGTGGGAAGTCAAAGATTATAAAGACTGCCATTCCTGGGTCTATAAAGCGATAGAAACCTATAATGGTGCCTTTGATCCAAGAAACCGAGACATCCTACAACCAGAACAACACTTTGATTTTGTTATTGAAAAACCGTGGGCAAAATATCAATATCTTATAAAGGGAGAAGTATTAGAAGGTTATTTAGCCATGAAAGGCACAATAGACCTAATTACTAAAGTCAACGATGATACTATTGAGATTGTTGACTGGAAAACTGGCCGAAGATTAGATTGGGCTACTGGCGAAGAAAAAACATTAGCCAAATTACAAAACGATCCACAATTAAGAATATATCATTATGCAGTAAGCCAGCTATACCCATATATTAATCATATAATGGTTAGTATTAATTTTATTAACGACGGTGGGGCTTTTACGGTATCATATGATAAGAGCGATCTAATAAAGACCGAAGATATGATTCGTAAAAAGTTTGAAGTTATTAAGAAAACCCAGGTGCCAGAATTATATAAAAGCTGGAAGTGTAATAAGCTATGCTATTTTGGCAAAACAACATTTGCCAATACTCACGCTTTACCAATTGTTGAATATAGAGAAAATAAGTTAACACCAATAGACCACATGATGACTAAGTGTGAACAAATTAAACACGATATTGATCTGCTGGGTATAGACAATGTGGTTGACACCTACATGGTTCCTGGGTATAGTGTAGGTAAGTACAAAGCACCCGGAAGCACAGAATGAATTATACGCCACTACATTGCCACTCTATGTTTAGCCTTTTGGACGGCTTATCTAAACCAGACAAAATGGCTGAACGCTGTCAAGAAATTGGAGCAACCTCTTGTGCGTTAACAGACCACGGTAATATTGCTGGTTCTGTTAAATTTTATAGTTCTATGAAAAACGCTGGCATTAAACCAATACTAGGGTGTGAACTCTATATTTGTCGCCAGCATCCTAGTAATCAAGAAAAGGATAATAGAGATTTAAGCCACCTATTAGTTCTAGCTAAAAATTATCAGGGGTGGAAAGATCTGATTAGAATAGTTTCAGAATCTAATCGGCCAGACTATTATTATCATAAGCCCCGTTTGAGTTTAGCGTCTCTTGAAGAACTCAATAATGGTAATCTGGTTTGTTTAACTGGACATCTAGGGTCAACGCTAGCCGATGAAATATTAGACGGATTTAATGTAAAACCAGACGGTATTAAAGATGGTATTCGTATGGTAGAATATCTTCATAATATTTTTGGTAAAGAAAATGTTTTCCTAGAAGCTCAATTAATGGACAAGGATAATCTTACAGTACAAACTATACTAACTGATTGTGTAAGGCAAATTGGCCAACAAACATCAACCAAAATAGTTTGCACTCCTGATGCCCACTATTGTAAAAAATCCGACTCTATAGACCAGAGAATTCTACTCTGCAACAATATTAAAACAACATTTCCAGAAATTAGTCGTAAAATCAGCAACGACGAAGATGTTCCCATGGGTTGTTTCTTTACTTCTGATAATTATCATATATTATCTCAGGAAGAAATGAGCGAAATTCATACCACAACCGAAATTGGTAATACTAATCTTGTGGCCGATATGATTGAAGAATATGATATTCTTAGCAAACCCAAATTACCACCTTTTAATTGTCCGTCTGGTTTTGATCAAGACGAATATTTAAGAGAACTATGTAGGCATGGTTGGAGAGATAAAATCATGCCGCATGTGGATAAAAATGAACAACAGCCATATCTAGATAGAATTAAATATGAATTAGATGTTTTGCAAGGTGCTGGGTTATCCAGTTACTTTCTCATAGTTCAAGATATTGTGAATTATGTTAGACATAATAATTGGTTGCCAGGGCCAGGACGAGGTAGTGCGGCAGGATGTCTTGTTTCATATTTAATTGGTATTACCAGTATTGATCCTATTAGATATAATTTATTTTTTGATAGATTTTATAATTCTGGACGAAATACTAAAGACCGAGTTTCCATGCCAGATATTGATGTTGACGTACCAATTAATAAACGTGAAACTATTATTGAATATATTAAGAATAAATATGGCCATGATAAAGTATCTCAAATGGTAACTTTTAATACTATTAAGGGTAGAGGGGCTTTAAAAGACGTATTAAGAGTATATGGTAATATTAGTTTTGAAGAGATGAATCTTATTACTAAAAATATTCCAGACGAATCTAAGATTGCAGACGAATTACAAGAAATGAAAGAAGAAACCGGAGAAGCATCTATTATACGTTGGGCATTAGAAAATAATGCGGACAAACTTAAAGAATGGTGCTACATAGACGAGAATGATGAATTGCAGGGTCCACTAGCCAAGCGATTTGAACAGGCTATTAGACTAGAGGGCACCAAATCCAATCAGAGTAAACACGCTGCCGGCATCGCTATTAGTGCGGAGCCTCTAAACGAGACATGTCCAATGGTTTATGATTCTAAAAATGAACAATTAATTGCTGGTATGGAAATGCAGGATTTAGAATCTCTAGGCATTATCAAGTTTGATATTTTAGGGGTAGCTATGTTAGATAAAATTATGACAATTCAAGATCTATTATCAGAAGGAGTAGGATAATGAGTAAACCTTTTAGTGAAGTAGCAGTAGGGTCAGTATTTACTTATAATGGTATTCAATATACTAAAACAGCAGATGAAAGAGTCAGCTGTTGTAAAATAATTAATGCAGTAGATGTAAACAACCCTAAAAATAGAATATTCTTTCAACCACAATCACAAGTAGAAGAACCAACGGTATGAACTATAATAAAATTTGCGTTTTTGATTTTGAAACAGATGGATCAGATCCTAGAGTTTGTAGTCCAGTGCAGATTGCGGCGGTCATGATAGATCCGCTGCATTTAGAACTGATTGATGGCTCAGAATTTAATATTAATTTTAAGCCAGAGGTTCTAGAAGATAATGATAATTATACTTATACTACAGATATTCTAGATTTTCATGCAAAAGTTAAAAGCTGCTCTAAAGAAGATGTTTTAAAAGAATGGTATAAATATCCAAAACAAGAACACTCTTGGAAAATGTTTGTAGATTATTTAGATAAATATCATACTAGGTCATCTAAAAAGAGCCAATTTAGTGCCCCTATTGCTGCTGGTTATAATATTAATAGATTTGATCTAAATATCATTGAGCGACTAAGCAACAAATATGGCAATACTAATAAGGAAAAGAGAACCTCTTTATTTTATCCTAGAGATGTTGTAGATGTTATGAACCTAGTTTTTTATTGGTTTGAACATAGCGACGATCTAAAAAGCTATACTTTAGATACTCTAAGAGATTATTTAGGCCTATCTAAAGAAGGAGCGCACGACGCAATTAAAGATGTTAAAGATACTGCACAAATATTAATTAGATTTTTAAGGCTTCATCGTAACTTGAGTCAAAAAATACAATTTAGAAATGCTTTTGTAGGAACTAATGGCTAAAAAATATCAGTATCCATGCGGATGCTCCTTTGATATGACAGAGGAGCATGGTACTAAACGCATCAATTTTGATCCTAGAATTGAAAATATAAATTTGGATTGTCAACGTACCTGGGATTTAATATCTGATGGCAACACAAAAGGATGCTTTCAGTTAGAGTCTAGGCTTGGTCGTTCCATGGCCAAAAAGCTTAAGCCAGAAAATATTGAACAATTATCTGCATTGATTAGTATCATGCGACCGGGCTGTTTGGAAGCCGTTAGAGACGGTAAAACTGTTAGCAACCATTATATAGATAAGAAAAATGGCTTAGAGTCTGTTGATTATTTTCATAGTTGCCTAGAAGAAGTATTAAAGAATACTTATGGGGAAATGGTATATCAAGAACAAGCTATGGAAATTACTAAGGTGGTAGCTGGCTTTAATCTACAAGAAGCAGATATGTTAAGAAAGGCTATTGGTAAGAAAAAGCCAGAAGAAATGGCTAAAGTTAAGCAAAAGTTTTTAGAAGGTGCTAATAAATTAAATATTGTTAACAATGATCAAGCGGAACAAATTTTTAGCTGGATTGAAAAATCCCAGAGATATTCTTTTAATAAGTCTCACTCTGTAAGCTATGCTATTAATGCATACTTATCAGCATATACCAAAGCTCATTTTCCACGAATCTTTTTTGCTTCTTATTTAAGATTTGCTAAAGATAAAATTGATCCACAAGCAGAAATAAAAGAATTAGTACAAAATGCTAATGAGATGGATGTAACTGTACACACTCCAGACATTAGAAATCTGAATGAATTTTTTATTTTAAAAGGTAATAAGATTTATTTTGGATTAACAGATATTAAGGGGGTTGGTAAATCAGTATTTGAAAAAATAACTAAATTATCAGAGCCTTTTGATATACAAGATATATCATGGTTAAAGCTATTATTTTACATCTTAAATAATATTAATTCTATAGCGGCCAAAGCTTTAATACAAAGTGGGGCCACTAGCTTTATTAAAATGACTAGAAGTAAAATGTTATTTGAATATAGCTTAATTAGTAGCTTAACCAAAAAAGAAATTGAGCAGATATGTAATAATATAGATCAATTTAAAACCATTAAAGATGCACTGGACTTTTTGATCACGGTGGGCAAGGTTAATAAGAATAGAAAAAAGATTATTGAAGATATTATAAACTCATATATGAAGCCGCCCTATTCTTTAGAAGATAGTCCAGAATGGATAGCCGATTCTGAAGACGCCTTGTTGGGGTGTTCTATTACCTGCTCAAAGATAGATATGTATGATATTAGCATGACCAATGTTACATGTAAAGAAATTAAAACTACATCTAATAAGGATAATCTAATTCTGGGTGGAGAAATTGATTTTATTAATGTAACAAAAACAAAAAATGGGAAAACCCCTGGCGTAGAAATGGCATTTGTTACAATGACCGATACTACAGGATCAGTAGACTCTATAGTATTTTTCCCAGAAAAGTACAAAGAGTATAAAAATCTATTGTTTGTTGGTAATGTTGTTATTGTAAAGGGGTCAAAGTCTAAAAACGGAGATGGTATGATCGTAGAAAAAGCCTATGTGGCTAGGACTTGACATCTGGCCACCAGACCTTATAATAAATCAGTTGGTGTTGGTTACTTTTTTAACTTTTAAAGGAGCGATTATGAATATTGTTGTATTGCGTGGCAATCTTGCTAGAGATCCAGAACTACGAGTAGTGGGCTCTGGTGATCGTCAAACATCTGTTGTAAACTTTACAGTTGCAACATCGCGTGAGTTCACTAAGGCTAATGGGGCTCAGGATAAGGTTACATCTTTTATTTCTTGTGAAGCATGGGATAGTGGTGCCGAGGCTATTGCTGCTACTTTTAAGAAGGGCGATCTTGTGATGATTGAAGGATCATTGCGTAATGATAGCTGGGAGAAGGATGGAGTAAAGCATAGCACCCTAAAGGTCCGAGTTAATAATTTCGGTAAGATTACTAAGACCAAGAGGGCCGATAAGACTACTGCTGAAACTGAAACCACAGAAGCTGTAGCATTCTGATCATATACTAAATAAGTAAAGTCTCTAGTGTTATTTGATGCTAGAGACTTTATTTATATCTTTCATCTTAAAAAGACTATTATGAAAAAAAGAATTTTTATCGCTAATGATTCAAGTTTTTTAGACACTGGTTATGGTGTTTATGGCAGAGAAATTCTAAGTCGGCTTCATAATAGCGACAAATATGAAGTAGCAGAACTAGGATGCTATGCAGATATTAAAAATCCTGCTATAAAAAATATTCCATGGAAATTTTATCCTAATGCGGTCACAGGAGACGATCCTAGGTCGCAGCAATATGGAAGCAATCAATTAAATCAGTTTGGACTATGGAGATTTAATAGATGTATTTTAGACTTTAAGCCACATATAGTTTTTGACGTTAGAGACTATTGGATGTATGTATATCAGGAGCATAGCCCATATAAATGCCATTTTAACTGGGTCATTATGCCAACAACTGATTCTGCTCCTCCAAAAGTAGAGTGGCTATATACTTTTGCTAATGCAGATATTGTAGTTCCATATACAAGATGGGCGAAGCAGGTATTAAGTGAATATTCTGGGAATAGTATTAATTTATTTCCTAAAATTGCTAATGCTGGAATTAATGCAAATGAATTTTATCCAGTAGATAATAAATTAGCACATAAACAAAAATATTTTGGTACAGACTATTCTGTAACAGGCTTAGTAATGCGCAATCAAAAACGTAAACTATTTGCTGATATAATGATAGTTTATAAAGAATATCTACAAGCATTAAAACAGTCTGGTAATATAAGTCTATATGAAAAAAGTATACTATATTTACATACATCGTATCCAGAGGAAGCTGGATGGGATTTTCCATCATTATTACTTGAATTTGGCCTTCTTGATAAAACATACTTTTCTTATAGGTGCAAGAAATGTAATAAATT